CCTGAAGTTAATCTACTATCAGCATCTTTAGATGGAGGAGTAGGCAGTGTTGAACAGGAAGTTGGAACGGATGATACAGAAGTCAATTTATTAGCTGCCTCATTAGATGCTGGAAGCTCTGAACAGGGTGTGGGATTTATAGAAGATGAGTATATACAATCACTAGAAGGTATAGAGCCTGATGTTGAACAAACACCTGGATTATCTGAGGGGGAAATCACAGAATCAACAGATGGCAGTGATATAGAGTTAATTCCCGGTTTTTCAGAAAACGAAGTCCGTTAGCACGCTAAAATATATTGAGAGGAATAAAAGATGGAAATATTAAAAAACTTTAAGGTAGTTGATGGTATATGGGAGGAATTCCCTTTTATTAAGATTTTACCTGGAGAAGATGTGTTTGTTGGCTTACCAGTTTGCAAACTAGCTTTCCAAGCAAAATTAACTCAACCGGTATTGTTTATGGTTGAGGGAGAAATCCCAACAGCCGTCGAACTTGAAGAACTTAAACGAAAATTGGCTAAAACCAAAAGATTCTTCTTGTTAGCAGATGAAAAGGGTGGTCTCAAGGAAGTAGACCAAAAGGATGCTAAACTCGCAATCAGACTTCCAGCAGATACAAAAATAGAAGAACTTGTTTACATAAATGGACAAGTCTTGAAAAAAGAGGAGAATTAATAAATTATGCCAGCAACAAAGTCAATATTTAAACGTTGGAGTGGTACGGAATGGGTAGAGTTTTACTTTAAAACTTCCGCAGACTTAATCGATGAAACTACAAACTATAAGGTTCTTACAGCAGATGAAAGAACTGCTATTAGTACTTATTTAACTACTTTTAACGCAGCCGATAAACTCGTTAAAATTAATGCTGCAAACGCTGCTCAAGATGCAAGCAAGATTGATAGAACTTTAATTGGTGACCTTTCAGGAACTTATTTAACAAAGAGTAATCCAGCATTTACTGGTAACATGACTGGTACTGGAAACATTTCCATTGATGGTGTTTTAAAAGCACTATGGAATAACTCAGGTTCAGTTTATCAGTTTATCATGGCTGATTCTCAAGAAGGTTTTACACTTACTGCAGCAGGTAGTGCTCAATTAAAATTAGACCAAGGTGCTACATTCAATACTGCTGTAACCGTTGGAACTCCTACTGCAACTGGTCACGCAACTACAAAATCTTACGTTGATGCTTTAATAGCTGTCGGTCTTCGTTGGGCTTCTAATGGTCCAGTTAAAGCTGCTTCTACTGTAAACATTCCATCATTAAGTGGTTTATTGACGATTGATGGTGTGACATTAACAGCCGGTCAAAGAGTGCTTGTCTGGAAACAAGACACTGCATCACAAAACGGTATTTATGCCGCTGCTGTTGGTGCATGGACTAAGGATACAACAGACAGTAAAGCTGGTATCATGGTGTTCGTTGAAGGTGGTTCAACCTATAACGACTGGACATTCCAAGCTATTACAGATACAAGCTGGCAAGAAACCTCCAAGGTTGATACAATCACTGCAGGAACCAGCTTAACAAAATCTGGAAACGAAATCTCTGTTGCAAGTGGTGGTATTACAAATACTCAAATTGCTAACAGCACGATTAACTTAACATCAAAAACAGCTTCACTTGGTGCATTAGATAATGCCAATAGTGGATATGATACTTGGGGTGAACTAACCGCTGCTGCAACCTCTGAAAACATTTTAACGAAGTTAAATAACTTATATGCAGCGATTGGTTTGGCTCGTGGTACTACAAATTATAACACAGATAATACAGAAACAATTGCCGGAGCATATGACTTGGCAGAAGTTAAAAATCGTACTTATACGGGAACAGCATCTGTACCAGCTTCGGGTACTTTTGTAACTGGTGATTTATACTTCCAAGAATTAACATAGAAAGATAGGAGTGTGCTATGCCAAATGTAACACTCAAGAGATGGGATGGAAATGCTTGGGTTGAGTTACTTCCTACGCCTGGGTCCCATACCCATGCCGCATCAAGCATAACAAGTGGGATACTTTCAACTGCTCGCCTAGGAACAGGGACAGCTGATGCCACTACTTTTTTACGTGGTGACGGAACTTGGGTTAATCCTATTTTTCAAGGAACCAACGTATATGGTTCAACATATCCCGGAGCATATAATGCACCTGGTGGTGGTGTTAATACTGGTGTTATTTTGTATGGAGATTTTTATGGTTGGCATACAAGAGCTATCGGAAGCAGTGGACAAGTTCTAACAGTTGCAAACGGTGTCCCTGTTTGGGCAACACCTACATCTGGAACAGTTACAGGAACTGGTACAGCAAATCAATTAACATATTGGACAGGAACAAGTGCTATCGGTGCTTTATCTACTGCCACCTACCCATCTTTAACTGAGTTATCTTATGTTAAAGGTGTAACCAGTGCTATTCAAACTCAATTTAGTGGTAAGTATGATAAATTAACTGACCATTATTTATTTTCATCATTTTCAATGATAGAGGGTGAAAGTCCTCAATATATTTTATTGTGTAGAAATGCTTCTAACAATAACGTAAATGGTACATTACAAATCAATAGAACAACCGGTAATTATCAAGCTGCAAATCTTGATGTGGTTATTAGTTCTGGGGCTAGTGTTGGAATACAAGGTGGTTCTTTAATATCAAATCAGGCATATCAACAAACTATACCTGGAGAAGAAAAATATGACTTAGTAACATTAACACGAACAAGTGATAGTACTAGTTGGATTGCTATAAGATATCAAGGAAATACTTTCCCTTCTACAACAGCAACATTTACAGGATATTTACAAAGCACATCTGGTGGATTTTTAACCACTTTAGGTGCAGCCTCAGTTACTTCTGTAACAGTTTTTAATACTAACAGTAAAGTAAACTTTTCTGCAAGTAATGTTGAAATACAAGAAAATAAAGTATGGCACGAAGGTAACGACGGTACAGGTTCAGGATTAGATGCAGACCTACTTGATGGAAACCATGCTTCTGCTTTTGCTTTAGATGGTGATGTTGTAAAACTAACAGGAAATCAAACTGTTGCTGGAATTAAAACATTTACTTCTCAGTTACAATCAGGATTGCAAGGAAACATCGCTGGTGGTAATATTAGATTAGGTGTTACAACAGATGCAACAACCAAATACGGTTTTATAACTGGAACACATTATTCATCTACAGCTGAACCAGAAGGTGTAAGTATTATTGGATTAGTTTCAAACTCTACTGAAAACAATGTTATGATTGGTGGTCATATTTATGAGGCCAATCCTGCTACATCAATACAGTTTTATACTAATCCTACAACCACTCAAGCTACTGGTGGCCTTGAAAGAATGCGTATTCTTTCAGACGGAAAGGTTGGGATTGGAACAAGTGCTCCTGCTCGATTACTCTCACTTGTCACATCATCTAATGATGATGGACTTCAAATTCGTAGAAGTTCTACAACTACAAACGAATATGCTAATTTAAGTTTTGTTATCACAAACATTGATAGCACAACGAGTATGGCAGAAATTCGTGGTGTTAGAACTAATCGTGCTGTTGCTGGTGATAGCGATTTGGTTTTTGTCACTCGTTCAAATAGTTTTAATACCGAGAAAATGCGTATTCGTGATGATGGTAATGTTGGTATTGGAACGGCAAGTCCTGTTGCCTCGCTACACATCGCTTCGCCAACCACCGCTGTTTCTACAAGAGTAATTCGTGTTGGTTCTGGTAGCACAACGACAAACAATGAAAACTATATTGAGTTTCCAAGTTCTACCGCAGATGTTGGAACAAGAATTGGTGGTGGTCGTGAAGGTAGTGGCGGTGCTTCTTTTTTAAGATTACATACTGTTGATAGTGGTGGTGTTGTTAATGAAAGAATGCGTATTACTTCCGATGGAAAAGTTGGGATTGGGACGGCGAGTCCTACCACCAACCTTCATGTTGCTGGAACTTCTACCAATGTAGCATTAAAAGTTATTAAAACTGCTATTGGTGCTGGTCAAATTGGTATCGCAGGAAGTTCATCGAACTTATACATTAGCAACACAACCGATGGCGATGGAAACTTTGCCGTTGCCAATAGGTCAATTACATTAACAAATACAGGTAATGTAGGTATTGGGACAACTGCCCCTAACCAAGCATTACATATTATTGGTGGTTTAAGAATAGAAAGTGCTTACCCCGAAATATATTTAACCGATTCTAATAGTGATAGTGATTATAGAATCATTAACAATAACGGTGATTTTGGAATTTACGACGAAACCAATACTTCTTTTAGAATGATGGTTAAAACCACTGGTCTTGTGGGTATTAACGAAACCTCTCCTGTAGCCCAATTACAAGTCAAATCGGGTGCGACAACTCGTGTTCCACTTATCGTTGATACATTAGCAAGTCATGCAACAAACCTTGCTGAATATAAAGTTAATGGAACAACAAGATTAGTAATAGACAGTAGTGGTAAATTAAAAGCAGGAAGTGGTGATGGAGAAATCCATGTTACTTCTTCAGGTGTTAGAATTGAAACATTAGCAGATAATGCTTTTACTCCTTTAACAGTTAATAAAGATGACACTAATACAAGTGCACATTTACAAAATTGGCAATTAGCAACAAACACAGTTGCCTATGTAGATGAAACAGGTGAATTATATACACCAGCATTGGCAAGTATCAATGGTTCAAACTATGCAACATTAAATATACAATCATCGCCAACATTTACTCGTAACATCAATGATGCTACAGCAACGTTAACAGTCAACAATGCTAATGCTTTATCTACAGGTAATCTGTTAAACCTACAATCAGCAGGTGTTAATGTAATTTCATTTAAGAAAGATGGAACATTACTTGCTCCTGCTACCTTTACGATTGACCCATCAGCCTATGGAGATGCAACAGGTAAAGTTATTATCTTAGGTGACTTACAAGTTGATGGTACCACAACTACAATAAACTCTACTACCTTGGATGTTGATGATAAGAACATTACAGTTTCTAAAGGTGCTCCTAACAAGGCTGCCTCTGACGGTGGTGGTTTAACAGTTGATTTAGGAACAGATGGAACTGCAACATTAACTTATGGTTCCACTGCAGACATATTCTCTTTCAATAAAGGATTAAACGTTGGTGGTACATTTAGTGCTTCAAGTTCATCCATTCATGTTTTGGAAAGAACATCAACAGCAACAAACTCTAACTCTAATGGTTTAGTTATTAGACATACAACCACAGCTGACATGGTTGATGGGTTTGCTTCTGGTTTAAGTTTTGATATTAAAGATAGTGCCGGTGTAAATAATAATATTGCTTTAATAAACGCTATTCGTAGTGGTGCTGATAATTCTGGTCGTATTGGTTTCCAAACAGCTAGTTCGGGTTCTCTAACTGAACGTATGACCATTATGCCTAACGGAAGAGTTGGTATAGGAACAACTGCTCCTAACGATAACCTTCATATAGGAGCTGTAGGTGCAGTATTACGTGTTGGTCCACACTATCCAACTATTGACTCTACATCCGATAGAGATTTTATTACCTTAACTGCAGGAGGTAATGATTCTGTTATTGCAACAATAAATGAAATATTTACGATTCAAAACAGTCAATCAGCAGGTGTTGTTAGATTCAATACAGAAGGTACTGAAAAAGTTAGAATAGCGGCAAACGGAAGTGTCGGTATAGGTACAGCTTCCCCGTCTGAACTATTAGATGTTAATGGTGTTATTAAAGCAACTTCATTAAAAATTAATGCTGTTCACTTACAAGACACAGCCACAGTAACAACAACATCAACAACACAAACAGTTCTTGCTACATATGCAGTTGCAACTTATGCAACAGGTAAGTTCTTAATTCAAGCAACAACTGGTGTTAATAGACACATCTCAGAATTATTAGTTACACATAACGGAACAGTATCTACTGCCACTGAATATGCTATCTTAAAAACTTCAGGTAACCTATTTACAGTCACAACAGACATAAGTGGTGGTAACGTAAGAATATTAGTAACATCTACTTCAGCAACATCAACAGCTTATAAAACAACATTCACATTGATAGGAGTATAACTATATGGCAATTAGTTATAACACAAGTATAATAAGAAATGGTTTAGTTCTTTATTTGGATGCAGCCAATCCCAAATCATATCCAGGAACAGGAACAAGTTGGTTTGATTTAAGTGGCAATAGATTTCACATGAGTTTAAAGAATGGAACATCTTTTAACTCTACATTAAAGTCTTTTGATTTAGATGGTGTGGATGATTTTGGTTCTTGCGATGGAACTATAGCTAATTCTGTTTCAGCAACAGTAGCTAATTTAGGTATCGGTGGTAACTCACCAAAGACGGTAATTGCTATAGCTCAAATAAGGGAAATTGGTTCAAATATTTCAGGTATGTTTGAGGTTGGTGATAGTGGAGTTTCAGGACAACATTATTGCTTAAGGCTTGGTTCTAGTTTTACAGCTTTTAGAGCCCAATTTTGGGGAACACCTGACTATGATTTTTCTTATGATGGGAGAAGTAATTTTTCTGTTTACACTGTTTTATACCCAGCTGATAAGATAGGTAGAACTTATGTTAATGGTGTTTTACGTGGTCAAGATGCTTCTGCATTTGATTTAGTTCTTGCTGGAAATAGACCTTTTGAAATGGGAAGATATGTTGGTGGAAATTATGGTGGATTTAGAATTCAAGGTTTCCTTGTGTATAATAGAGCATTATCAGAACAAGAAATTAAAAAAATACAAGAATCTTTCCGTGGGAGGTATGATATCTAATGGCACTATCACATTCTCCACAAATAGTTAGAGATGGATTGGTATTATATCTTGATGCCGCCAATCCTAAATCATATTCTGGAACAGGGACAACATGGACAGATATTAAATCTAACACTTCTGGCTCATTAATAAATGGGGTTTCTTTTGATTATGCAAATAGAGGTGTTTTAAACTTTGACGGAATTGATGATTATGTAGACTTAGGTAACTCATCATTATTAAACAGTACAATAAATGGTGCAACAAACTGGACTATTTGTTATTGGTGTAACCCTTTAAATGTTGGAAGAATATTAGATAGAGGTAATATAGGAGTAGACCCCACTAGTTCTCTTGAATTAAATACAAATTCTATAGGTAGAAATAATACTGCTGATTTATCATTTTTATCACAAAATATCACAAATGGTGGTTGGGTTTATATTTGCATAACTAAAAATACTTCTTTAGAATTATCATGGTATGTAAATGGTATATTTTCAAATAGTACAACTTTTTTAGGAGAATTCGGTGGTAGCGGGATATGGAAAATAGGTAGAAGGGCTTTTAATACTTCAAATATTTATAATGGTGGAATATCTATCATACAAATTTATAATAAAGTTTTAGATGTTAATGAAATCAAACAAAACTTTGAAGCATTACGTGGAAGGTATGGTATATGAGTATAATAGCAGGGCCTAAAATAGTAGAAGAAGGTTTAGTATTATACCTAGATGCAGCTAACGAAAAGAGTTATCCAGGAACAGGCACTACATGGACAGATTTAACTGGAAATGGGTATAATGGTATAATTACTAATGGTCCAGTTTTTGAGAATACTTTTTTAGGTGCAATTAACTGTGACGGTGTAAATGATTTTGTTTATGTTAATAATACCTTTAATTTTTTAGATTATATTACAGTTGATTTAGTTTATAGAAGAGATTCAACAACAGGTACAGCAGACCACATTATATATAACAAAGAAGATTCTTGGGAACTAAGAGATGTTGGTGGAGATTTGTCATGGGCTGTGAGAACTTCTAATGTAGTTTGGTTTTGGCAAGATACAGGCTATAATGTTGCAATAGGTGAAACTTTACATGTTACCTTGACCTATAATGGAACCTCAGTAAAAACTTATGTGAATGGTGTTTTAGTGTTAGATTATGTTGGTAATTATGCTAACGGTGGTGGTGGAGTATTAAATAAACCAACCACATATCCAAAACTAAATTCTAGAGGTTCAGTTTTAACTGCTTGGTCAAACGGTGGTGACCATACCTTTTTTAATTTTAAAGTTTATAATAGGGCTTTAACAGCATCCGAAGTTAAACAAAACTACGAAGCAACCCGTTCAAGATATGGAATTTAAGGTAAAGCATCTAATTTTAATGGCTAAAATATATGAGGATATAAAATGGACTATTCAAACAGAAAATACGTAATATTTGATGTATCTGAACTACCTAAAATTGATTTTAGTGAGGTTTTTGAGACTTCTGCTGAAACAGTTCGTAAATCAGTAGATGGAACAAAGACATTTGTAAAGTGGGAAGGTAGTACACCACCCTCAGTACAAACGCTAGAAACCAAGTCGATAGAATATACACATACGGAAATCCTAGAAATACTAGCAGGAGAAGATTGGACACCACCGATGACAGTCGACTCCAGCGAAGCCTAAACTAGTGAACCATCAGGGAAAGTGAACTTATGGCAAACAGTAAAAGATTCGTAGTAAAGAATGGGCTTGAAACACAGAACATTCAATTTGTAGAACAAGATGGTACAGAAACCATTACCCTTACCGTATTAGATGACGGTAGTTTATCATTTAGTGGTAGTAGTGGTCAATTATTTTCTATTGTCGATAGTTTAACAGGTTCAATATTTTCTGTTAATGATATTTCAGGTATTCCAAGCATCGAAGTATTTGATGATGGAAAAGTAATATTAGCAGAATCTACTGGTAACGTTGGGATAGGGGTACTTACTCCAACTGAAAAGTTAACTGTAAGTGGTAACGTAAGTGCTACTAGACTTATATCTACTCAGACTACTGGGACAGCTCCTTTCACTGTAGCTTCTACAACAGTTGTAACTAACCTTAACGCTGATACCGTAGATGGTTTAGATTCAAGTTCCCTTGTTCAAACAACTGGTGACCAATCTATCGCAGGTACTAAAACATTTACAGGTAACGTTAATATTGCTGGTGTTCTTGATTTAACTAACACAGGTGTAACCGGTGCTCTAGACATGAGCAATAACTCTATTGTTGGTGTAAATAATATAGAAATCACTGACCCAGGCCCAAATGAAGGTATTAGCTGGGCTGGTGGTAACCTTTGGAAAATCTATGAGTCTCCAAATGATTTAACAACCAACGGTGCTGGTAACTTACAAATCGTTCAAAACGCAACACGAAGGGCAACCTTTAATACTTCTGGTCAATTAGAAATACCAGTTGCTACAGGTACTGCTCCTTTTTCTATTACCTCAACTACAGCAGTCACTAACTTAAATGCTGATACTGTAGATGGTTTCCATGCTGCAGGTTTATCAAAACGTGTTAACTTAACAGGACAAGTTCAAACAGCATCTTATAGAAAATCTGTAATTGCTTTATGTGAATTAACTAATACAAACCCAAGTGCTAATAGTTATTCTATCGGAATGATTACATTCCATAGAACGAATGGTTTAGAAGCACCTGCTTTAATGCAAATTGCAATGGAAAAACGTTATAACGTTGTTGGTGCAAACTATACTTCTTTAGTTCAATCTGGTGATAGTTTTGGTGATAACGTTCAATATATTAAATTCCAATACAACGGTGTTTGGTATGGTGGTATTGAATTCTTTTTTAGTGCTGCAGAATTATCAGAAGTTACATTCCATGGTGAGTCTAACTTCGCTATTTTTGGTTTAGATTATTTTAATACACAAACTTCTACTGTTATTAATTCAGAAATAAATAGTAGTATAACAGTTACTGACATGGTTGCTGAAAATGACTTATTTATAAATAATAATAAAGTTTGGAACGCTCAAAACGATGGTTCAGGCTCAGGATTGGATGCAGACTTACTTGATGGTTTAAACAGTGATTACTTTTTAAATACCTCTGTTACTGGTCAAACAAAAACTGGTTTACTTACTTTAGGTTCTACTGGAACAGATTACACTGGTAACAATGGTTCTAACCACAATCTCTTTTTAAACGGTTCAACTCATTCAAGTATAGGCTTTCATGATTCAGCTGATACAATAGGACATATTAGATTTTCTAGTGCATCTGGATTTGAAATTGGAAGAGCAGATGGAACATATGGTCCACATAATACAAGTTTATGGGGTCGAGTTGGTATAGGTACATCTTTTTCACCAACATATAGATTAAATGTTTCAGGTAATGCTTTTTTCGACGGTGGAGTAGCAGGACACTTTTTTCAAGATGCTAGCAACGGAGACTATTTTGTAGACCCTTTTGGTAATGCTAGTGGAAATTCTGCAATATTAAATGGTAATGTTGGGATTGGAACGACTACTCCTGCCTATCGGCTCGATGTTGCTGGTGGCGACATTCGTGTTCAAAATGGTGGAAACGTTGGTGGTGCAAGTGGTTCAATAAACTTTAACGCCAATCCAAATTTCTTACCAATGGCTCAAATTAAAGGTTCGTTAGGTTTTGCTGGAAGTCCAAGTGGTGTTGGTCAAGACCAAGGTTCTTTATTGTTCTTAATTAGAAACACAACTGGTAATAATGAACCACTTACTGAAAGAATGATTATTCGATATGATGGTAATGTTGGAATCGGAACGAGTAGTCCATTAGGAACTTTGCAAGTTAGAAAAGACCAAACAAGTGATAATGCTATCATAGTTTCTAACGCAGGAACTCCAGGTGCTAATACAACAATGAGTTTTGTTTTACAAGAAAGTGATACACCACAAGGTTGGTTTAGACGCTATCGTGATGGCACTGCAAAAACCGAAATTGGATTTACAAACGATTTAACATTTACAAGTAATATTGTTTCAGGTGCTACCGAAAGAATGAGAATTACACAAGCAGGTAATGTTGGGATTGGAACGAGTAGTCCTGCAACAAAATTAGAAGTTGCTGGTGGTCAATTTAGAATATTTGAATCTGGTAATACAGCGTTAAAAACTTATACTGCAAATCCTGGTGGTTTTATTGTATCTTACCAAAGTGACGCTGGTTCTCCATTTACTAAAACATTAGACATTGTTGCTAATGGTGACGGCACAGTTCCTGCAAATATGCGATTCTTAGCAAAAGCAAATGGTGCTTCAACCCCAGTTGAAAGAATGCGTATCGAAGGTAATGGTAATGTAGGTATTGGAACGACAAGTCCTGCTGAAAAATTAGAAGTAAATGGAAATATACAAATTCAAAATACTAACGGATTAAAATCCAAATTAGCAAACGGAACACAAAAAAATCTATTAAGCGTAAATGCTGATGATACCATTGCCTTGGGTGATGGTTCAAGTGGTTATACTGCGTTGCGTTTCTTTCCTGGTGGTAGCGAAGCCATGCGTATTACAAGTGCTGGTAATGTTGGTATCGGAACGGCAAGTCCATTAGCACCTTTGCAAGTTGGAACACCTGACGCAACTCAATATCAACGAGCAATTAAAGTTGGTAATGGAACTACAACAAATACAAGTGGAACTTATCTTGATTTCCCATCAGCAACGACTGACAATCTTGGTTCTCGAATTGGTGGTGGTAGAGAAGGACTTGGTGGTGCTTCTTTTATACGATTTGACACAACAAACTCATCATCAGTCGTAACTGAAAGAATGAGAATCTTAGGTAATGGTAATGTTGGGATTGGGACGAGTGCTCCTAATGCTACTTTAGAAGTTTCAACAACCAACCCAATAAATCAAAGATGGTCAAGAGGTTCTCCGTCAAGTTTTTATTTAGATTTAAAACAAACGATTACTTCAGGAAATGTTCGTTGGAACTTTAGTCAAGTAAATAATGGTGTCGCATACGATGATGTTTTAGTTTTAGACACTGGAAAAGTTGGAATCGGAACGACAACTCCTGGTGCTAAATTACACATCAATGGTGCAACCATATTAAGTGGTGCTGTTAGTGGTGGTGATACTTTTCTACAAATTAAAAACACAACTACAAACATCGCTTTGTTAGGTAGTGAAGCAAGTATGTTTGGTGGTGCTACTTCTTCCGATGTTGGTTTATTTGTCTATGGCAATAACAAATTGTCATTATCAACAAATGCTACAAGAAGATTAGTTATTGATGGTGCTGGTAATGTTGGGATAGGCACAACTACCCCATCTGAAAAATTATCTGTTGAGGGTGATGCTTACATTAAAGATAGATTAAGAGTAGGTTTAATAAGTTCTGGAAATGATTCTATTTATTTAGAAAATAGTGTTAATAGTGTAGATGGTGCTGGTGGGTTATATCATAACTCTGGTGACCAAACTATTGCTGCATTTAAACAATCTCCAAATGAGTATATTTATGCTAGCGGTAATTTAAAGTTTGTAGAATCTACAGATACCTTTGAAGTAAATGGTAATTTAACTGTTAACGGTAATATTGTTAATACCGGGTCTACCATTACAGTTAATACTACTAATTTAACTGTTACAGATAAAAATATTGAATTAGGTGTTATTACTCCTAAGACTGGCTTAGTGGCAACCCTATCTACAGGCACAGCAAACATCACTTTAACTACAGGAACAACAGAAGGAATGATTCCCGGTCAAGCATTAACTAAAACCTCAGGAACAGGTGTTTTTGGTACTAATGCACGTATTGCAACAATTACAGGTCTTACAACCTTAACTGCTACGATTAATCATGCCACAGCAGGTTCTATTACCTTTACTGCTTCTGGTGCAACAGACTTTACGGCAGACGGTGGTGGTATTACTTTAAAAGGTGATAATGACCATAGAATTGAATGGAATAAAAATTATGGTGCTTGGACTTTTTCTTCAGATAAACTATATCTTTTAAGTGAAACATTAGATGGTGATAAATTAGTTATTGAAGATACAGATTTAGAAGAAGGTGCTTTAGTTAAAATTAGTTCCGTTTCTACATTACCAAATGATGTTGGAGGGGCATTATTAAGATTAAATTATCAAGCAACTACCTCAGCAGTAGATGCATACATATACGGTATTGATTCAAGTATTAATCCTACTTCAGGTGTTGGAAGTACTAGTTATGCATATGCTGGTAGATTTAATTCTTCAGGTGCAATTGCAAACTATGGTGTTGATGCACAGGCTCAAGCATTAAATTCTGGTAATTCAGCATATGCTTTAACTGCTAATGCTATAGGTGTTTCAGGTGCAACAGTTGTAGCTATTTCAGCAAGTGTTAGTGGTGCCTCTACTTCTAAATATACCTTCCGTGGAATAGGTGGTACACTTTATAACGATGGAAGTGTTGGTATTGGAACAGATACCCCACTTAATAAACTAGACATAAGAATCACAGGTGCTGACTCTAATGATGGTATCATGGTTAGCAGAGCAGATACAACTACGACTACTAATGAAATATTAGGTGGTATTGGATTTGACTCTACAGATGGTAACGTCCCATCTTCCGTATTAGAAGCCTCAGCTTATATTGCTGCCTTTGCAGCTGAAGACCACTCTACAGGAGATAAGGGTGGATACTTAACATTTGGTACTGCTCCTATTGACCAAGATGATGATACAGTCTCTTCTGAAAGAATGAGAATTACTGCTGGAGGAAACGTTGGTATTGGAACAACATCCCCAGAAACAACATTCCATGTAAACGGTGAGTCTTTAATCACAAATACTGCTTTTTTCCAACCTGTCGGTTCTGGTGGAAATAGATTATACATAGGTAATGCTAACCTATTCGGTTCAACTGAAATGGGTTTATATGAAAATGGTGGGGATGCTGCCTTAGCTGTTTACAATCCAGCTAATACCTTCATGTATTATGGAAACGGTCAAATTGTTGCAGATGCTGGTGCTGGAAATATAGGAATTGGCGTAGGAGCCTCTGCACCTTCCGCTAAATTAGATGTAGTAGGAGATGTTAAACATACAGGTCTTACTATGACTTCTGGTACGAACGTCGACCAGTTAAAAACAACCACGTTCACCTCGGCACTCACGACAGCTTGGACAGATGTCACAGGAGTGTCTGGAACTTATCTAGCGACAGGTTCCTATATTGTCCAAATCATATCTAACGGAGAATACTATACAGGAGAAATGTCTTGGTTCAGTGGAACAACCACTTCAACCACGGCTGATGAAATAGTCTTACATAGAGCAGGACCAGCAGCAAGTGCAGGTAGAATATTTGCTCGTGTTGTTAGAACATCAAGTGCACCTTCAACCTTGAAGTTGCAAGTATCTGGAAGTACAACAATATCAAGTCATACAATGACTTTCAAATTCCGTAGAACAATATAGGGAGTAATATATGGCATTAGATGTAAAAAACCTTATTATAAATGAAAGCTTAACCATTAGTGGGGACACACGTCTTGGTAATATAGACGTTGGTGTTGGTGCATTCAAAAATAGAATCAACGCTAACGGTGATGCTTCTTTAGTCATTAATTCTAATGGTGGTGTTTTATCTTTAAACGCAGATAATAGCAATAACCTTATTTTAGTTAATGGTGGTGGTGCTGTAGGTGTTGGAACAGACACTATCACTGCTGGAACGGAATTAGATGTAAATGGTCGTTTAGATGTTCGTGGTAATATTAGATTAACAGGTACAGCTACAACAACAGACCAAGCAAGAACTATTGAATTTACAGGCTTTGATAAAGAAGGAACTACAGACTTTTCTGATGCTGCTTTTATTAAACATACAACCAATACAGGTGGTCATACAGGCTCTGTATTAGAAATATCATCTCAGAATGATGCTTCTGATGGTATTGCTTTTACAACAAATGCTTCTAGTCAATTAAAACACAATAGTAACACTATTTGGGATGCAGGTAATGACGGTAGTGGTTCTGGTCTTGACGCAGATTTACTTGACGGTAACCATGCTACTGCATTTGCTGCTGCATCACATACTCATACAATAGGTTATTATAACTCTGCAATTTCAAGTAATCTTGATACTTTATATTCAACAGGACAGTTTGGTTTTGCTAATACAACAACAGGGAGACCTGAAGACTACGGTCAAGGTATTAATATTGTAAACTCAGGAACTGCTCATAATGGAACAGATAACTGGATAACACAATTAGCTTTTGGAACAGCAGGAAGCACTTCTTATTTTAGAACTAAAGTTAACACAGGGGCTTGGACTGCATGGCGTAAAATTTGGAACGAAGCAAATGATGGAGCTTCATCAGGTCTTGATGCCGATTTACTAGATGGTCAACACGGTTCATACTATTTAGATACATCAGGTACAGCACAAACAAAGTCTGGTAACTTAACCGTGTCTGGTACTTTAAATGTTACTAATAATTTAAGTGCTAATAGATATTTTCAAAATTCTACGGGTGTCCCTACAAGTAATTTAGGCTCTCCGACTATAACAGAAATGGCTTTATTCGATGAACAGTTTGATAATAAAACTGCTTTTTATCCTATTGCAAATTTAAAGTTTTATACCTCTACAGATAACGTTACTTTTACTGAATACACCACACCTACTGATACACAAAAAAGAATATTTTTAGGTGGGGACGGTAATGCTGGAATAACTATACCTAACCTTACACCTTATTTTAGAATTGAAGTTACAAATGCTGGTCCTTATGTATTTCTTAATGCTTTATATATGTATTGGTCAAGCCAATCACATAGTACTGCAGTAAGAATAAGAGCACGTAGGAGAAGTGATTTAGTATTTGTTCAATGGACTAATAGTAGTTCGACAGTTGGTGCTTGGCCTGGTCATTTGTATTTACCATTTAGTACAATACCTTTTTTAACGGGTGGAACATCATCTGGACACTATGATATTATTCATATTGATTTTCAACCAACTTGGGCAAGTGGGGCTTACTCAACATTTCCTATTATTTTAGACAAATTTCAAATATGGGGTGGTTATCCTGCCGGTCGAAGAAATATTTATACAACTGATGAAAATAAAAACGTAGCATTTCCTGCTGCTTTAACAGGTACACGTTTAATATCTAACATTGCTACAGGTACTTCACCTTTATTAGTTACATCAACAACTGCTGTTACAAACTTAAACGCAGATATGGTTGATGGTTATCATTCATCTTCTTTGTGGAGAAGTGATGGTGGTACATGGAATCCAAGTGCAAATATTGCATTGAATCAAAGTGGAAACGGACAAGAATGGTCTTTTGATATTGTACGTAATGGATTTACTGGCGGATATTGGCAAGTTTGGGATAGTGCTCACGGTACTATGTTAGCAGTTAATGCTGAAACAAATCGTGTTGGTGTTGGTACAGCAAGTCCAGGTGAAAAACTTCATGTTGTAGGTAAAGCATTATTAAACAATGGTGGTAATTTTTATATTGATTCAACTGCATCAAATGTTAGTTTAGCAACTGATGGTGCAAGAGGAATTATTTTAAATACCAACTCTACAAATAGACTTTCAGTGACAGCCACAGGTAATGTTGGTATAGGTACAACATTACCATCTGAATCTCTTCATGTTATAGGTAAAACATATCTTTCTGGTGGTTCTGCTGCTTGGAATGAAACTAGTCCGGGAACTGCAAGAGGAACATTACATTTAGGTGAAGCTTCAGCTACATCAAATTTTGGTACAGCTATTACTTTTGGAGCTAGAGATGCTGCAGATGGTGCTACTGCTCAAGCAGGTATATATACAAGAACAGATGGCACCTATGGAACAAATATGTATTTTGCTACCACAGATTCTTATGGAACTGGTAGTAAAACTAGAATGTTTATTAATGCGGATGGAAAAGTTGGAATTGGATATACAAGTCCTTCTTATAAATTACACGTGAATGGTGAAGGTTCTTTTAACGGTGCTATTTATGGTACATCTTTTGTAGACAACAATAACTCAAGTTATTCATTAGACCCTTCAAACACTGGAACTTCTTTAAAAGTTGCAGGTAATGTCGGTATTGGAACAACGAGTCCTGGTGAAAAGTTGGAAGTTAATGGTAAACTTAAGTTTTCAGCAAACCCAAGTTGGGGTAAATATCTTATTATAGGCGGAGACGCTAATAACGGTGATGCGAATACAGGGTCTATTGGTGTTACAAATGGTAACTTACATTTAGATGCAGCTACAAGTTTTGGAACATATTTAAACTTTTATAAAGGAACTACTGGTGTTATTTTTGGTAATGGTGATGGAACTATTGTAGCTTGGATGGGACCTGATGGTGATTTATGGAAAGGCTCTGCTGATAATAGTGGAAGTCAATACTGGCACGCTGGTAATGACGGCACAGGTTCTGGTCTTGATGCAGATTTACTAGATGGTTTAAATTCAACTGACTTTTTAAGAGTTTATCGAGGAACAACAACTTTAACTAATTTAGATACCTATTATAGAATAGCTAGAGTACAAGGTAATGTTCTTTCTTCTTCAATTAGAATGACATTAACAGGAACAACAAACTCTGTTGTTGTAAATGTTATTGCTGATATTTTAGTAAACCATAGTCAAAGCATAGTTATTAATTCACAATCTGGACAATATACACAAGTTACAATTAAAGTTCAATCAGACGATAACGAAAACTTTGATATTTATGTAAAGTATAACTCAGGAAGTGCTGGTTTAGTCATTCAAACTGAAATTGTTTCATTAACAAATGATACAGTAACATTAAATCCTTCTGCGACTGCTTATACAGGATTTTCCAGAGAACATACAACTGTATCTGGAACATTAAATACTCAAGATTTAAAAGTTCAAGGCAATACAGTATGGCATGCTGGTAATGATGGAACAGGTTCTACATTAGACGCAGACTTACTTGATGGTAATCATGCCTCTGCTTTTGCCCTATCTTCTCACTCCCACGGACAAATTTCAAGTTTAGGTGCTATAACCGCTGCTGTGGTTACTCCCGGAGATACCGATACGATTGTTATTACAGATTCAAGTGATAGTGGTTTTATTAAACGTGGTATAACAATTGGAACAGGTACAACTACTTATCTTCGTAATGATGGTACTTGGGGTACACCTGCTGGGGTAACTAACTTAACATGGACAGCAGGAACAACAGCTGGACCTACGATTAACTCTTCAACTGGTACAGGTGCAGCAATTCCTTCAGCAAGTGGTTCTGCATCAGGTGTTGTAACAACTGGTTCTCAAACATTTGCAGGTGTAAAAACAATCACGAACAGTACAACAGGTTCAAGTAATACTTCTTTAACAATTAACTCAACAGTAAACGCAGGTGCTTTACCGAGTGCCCCATTAACTGCAGAAGGTCTTGAAATTAATGCCACTGCAACAAGCCAAGATTTCCACGCTGCAATTGGTTTAGTTGTAAAAGCAGTGGGTGGTTTAACGAATGAACCTATTTATGCTTATGGTTTAGATGGTGTTGTGATTGCACCTTCGGATAGTTCTATAGGTAAGTATTTAAGAATAAAGGGTGTATCTGGAACAACTGCTCAAACAACTTTACAAACAAACAGCTCAACCTCTAGTTCTATCACGGTTACTTTACCTTCAACGACGGGTACTCTTGCTTTAACAAGTGAAATACCCACAGTTAATAATGGCACATTAACACTAGCCACATCAGGTATAGCAACAGGCTCTGCATCATTTACGGCTAACCAATCTGGCAACTCAACATTTACAGTAAACGTTCCTGCTACTAACTTAACCTGGACTGCTGGTACAACAGCTGGTCCAACTGTTAACTCTTCTACGGGTACAGGTGCCGCTATTCCATTAGCTGGAACAGGTGCTTCTGGTGTATTATCAAATGCTGCTCAAACAATTGGTGGGGAAAAAACATTTGCAAACGGTATTGTAACTGGTTCAGGTACACAGACTTGGCAAATTGAATCTGGAACAAACTTGCTATTCAGGTCAGGGTCAACTCCGACTACAAGAATGACAATAAGTGATGCTGGTACAGTTACTGCAACAACATTCAGTGGTTCAGGTGCTTCATTAACATCATTACCAGCTGGACAGTTAACTGGAACAGTTGCTTCAGCAAGACTTGGTGAAGGGTTGTTAGGTGAACTTGAAACAAGTTTCAACATAGGTAGAATATGGTCAAGACCTTTTAACTCACATACATGGACATTAAGACGAAATGTTACAACTCCAACAGCAGTTACATCTAACACAGCAACATTTACAACATTTGCACTAGGTTATACACCAACGACAGGTGCTTCAGGTGACATTCTTAAAATAGAATTATCATTAGGTAGCACAACAGCACAACAAGAAAAGGTATTTGTTGAAGTAACCTGTGCAACAAACCAATCAACAACAGGTATGGCATTATTAAGTGCTGATGGTTATCTTGGTGTATCTTCAGGTATATTACAAGTATATAGATATTTTGCTCAATATAACATATCCACTTCAAACTTACAAGTTAGATATCCTACCAGAGTAAGAATAGCATAAGGAAGGAGATAAACTATGATTATATTTATAAAAGATAATGACTTAGTAACAGAAGATAAAGAATTAACAGCGATTGAAACTGTTGAATATATGTTAAATGTGGAAGGTTATCAAGAAGTCGAAGTACCAGATACAGACACACCTTGGATTTATAAGTTATCAGACTTTACAAAAGTTAACGGTGTTTATATGTATATTGAAAAAGAAAGTTTAACTGAATCGTCAGAAAGTTCAGAAGGTTAAAGATATGGCTACATCAAAATTGCTAGGGACAACCACTATTAAACTTAATGATGTTTCTACTGTTAAATTTAGAGATAATACTACTGCAAGTGACTGGCAAGTGGCAGTAGGGACAACTTTTAATCAAACTGTTACTTTTGTTGAAACTGGAACTTCATGTCCCTCTGAATTTGGAATAGATGCTTGGTTAACAACAGAGTACCCACCCTCAAATTACTCACCTGGATATAGAATAAGAGTAAATACTTTTACTGAAGAGTTGGTTTCTTGTGGTGTTACTTATTGGATAGCAGTTTAAAGTTATTACTCAATATAATCAGCTAAATTAGTAGAGGAGACCTATAATATGCCACAAATTAAAACAATTACAGTAGACGGTGTTCAATACTCAGTTGAAACAGATATTTCTGGTAAGGCTGACCTTGTAGATGGGAAACTTCCAGAAGCACAATTGCCTTCGGGTATTCTTTTCCCTAAATTAATAAAAGCAAATGCAAATGATATTAACTTTGTTTCTTATCTTTTTGACCAAGAAAACGAGTTTGATATAAGATTACCAAAAGGGTTTGGTGAGGATGGTTTATCTGAAGGCTCTTTTGTTATATTCTTTATACCTAAAGAATCAGCGTTAGATGACTGGTCAATGAGTTTTACACTGGCCAATTTTGGTTCTGGCTATGGTACACCCCCATTAAATAGACAAGAAGTAGCACAAGAAAACATATCAGGTCTTTCTAGTTTTACTGTTGGTTACAGGTTTGACCCAGAAGGAACGCAAGTATATTTTTATGTGCACGGTTCAAGAGTTACAGAAAGTGGTAATTCGATAGAAGTTTATTCAGGAAATTTTTCTTGTTTTAACGGTATGTTAACAATATCAAGCATATACAAAGGTGATTTCTATATAGTACAAGCATTATAAGGAAATAATATATGGCACACATTAGTCCAAACAACATTATAACAGTCAATAGAGGTGATTACTTTACCTTTACCTTTACTATTAACACTGGAACGGGTATGAATCCTATTTTCCATACACTTACAGGGGATGAGAAGCTCTATTTAGGTGTTATAGAACCAAACCAAACATTTGAGAATGCTATTATCAAGAAGGTATTTACTGCTGCCGATTCAAACAGTGATGGTTCAATTACCGTTGTTTTTGAAACAATGGATACATTAAACCTACTTCCAGGTAATTATTACTATTCTATTAAGCTTAATCAACCTATTCCTGCTACTTCTGAAGTAGAACAAAAAGACAGGATTACAACTATCCTGCCCGTCACTAAATTTGTTATTATTGAATAATTAGAACTTATTATTAAGTTCTTCTTCTTTAATATCTTCGTCTTCTTGCGAAGGGTTTTGTTTTTGAAATCTCATAGCGTTGCCTGGAACAAACTTACCAGCAGCATCTTTGTCTTTCAAACCCTGCTCAATAGCCTTGCTTATTGTCTCTTGGTCAGTAGGCAATAAACCACTTTCTTCATCAGAATAGAATAGTTGTAATTGAATAGCCTTATCATATTTCATACCAAAGACTTTGGGGAAGATATAGTCTGTATAGTTCTTTTGAAGTCTATCACGGCTATACTTGATATAGTTATTGATTACGCTAGAAACCTTATACATCCAGCTAAGGTTAGCCAGGACAAGCATAACGTGCTTACAACCTGCTCCAAGCTCATCCTTGGGGTTAGTATCATTACTAGGTCTTAATTCTTTATATCCAGCCTTATAGTTGTTACGGGTTTGCCAGAAGGCTTGACGATACTTAGCATCTGGGCAAGTACAGCCTGTATAAACGTCACCAGTGTTCAAAACAGCTGATAAGCTAGATAAGACTACCTTAAACTCAAGTTTGCCCTTATTAGAGCGAATTTGACGTTGAATCTCTTTTAATACCCCTTGAAGCTCAAGGCTTACCATGTAGGTATCAGTTTCACCCCTAACAGGAACGCTGAAAGATAGAATGTCACGTTTAAAGAAACGGTCCATATCAATAATATTGTAATCCTTAACAGAAGCTGAGATTAATGACTTAAGTCTTCTTTCATACCTATTAACACCCTTACTTTGGTTGTTTTTAGAGTATTTCTTAGCCTTTCTAGACTTAGCCAGTAATTGTTGACGATTAGCTTCCTCTAAGGAAATCTTCACTTTTTGTTTGTGTGTGTGCTCCATACATATAATTTAGCCTTTAATATTGGCCGTAGTTTCATTATAACACAAATGTTTTAGAAATTCAAGAATACTAAAAATCTACTAAAAGGAACGTGCTAAATTGAGTGATAGATAATATCAATATTATTACTATGTAAACTAAAGAAAAAACAGGAGATAAACATGTTAGAAGGTTGGTTAGTTACAGTTTTATCCATAGCGGGTAGTGCAGCAATTACAAGTTTTATTGCCACACTTATTAATAGAAGTCTTTCTAAACACTTCTCTAGAGTGGAAAGAGAAGAAACATTAAGAAGAGAACAGGCTGATAAACTTTTAGTTTTAGAATCACAACGCTCTAAAGAAGAGATAAAACAAGACATTAGAGATACCATTAAAGAATTATTAGAACCAATGAAGAAAGATTTGGAAATGATTAAGAAAGGAACCCAAGCAGGTCTTCGTTATGATTTGTTTATGATGGCAGACGAATGGTTAGCTAAAGGATTTTGCCCAAGAAGAATTAAATCTGACTTTGAACATTTATATACTCAATACCATCTTTTAGGTAAGAACGGTGTTATGGATAGTACATATCAAGCAATTCTTGCTTTGCCAGAATCTTTACCAGCAGAAAAGAAACCGAGAAAAAAAGCAGTTAAAAAAGTTATTGAAGCACAAGAAAAGCATACAGCAGACATTCAGTAAAGGAAAAATAACATGGGATGGTTAACAACAGCCGAACAAGTACTGTCACTCTTGGTAGGTTTACTCGGTGTTCTTAGTACAGCAGTAAGCACCTTTTTTGCAATTAAAGCCACCATTGAAAAGAACAAAAATAAAAACATATACGAAAAGTGGAAAACAGTTATGGCCATGGCTGATGCGGCAATGAAAGTTGCGGAAGCATCTGGTAAGCCTGGACCTGAAAAAAAGAAAATGGTTATGGAAATGCTTGTTCACGAATCTAATGTTGCAGGAATAGACTTGTCTTTATTCTCAGAACAACTTGCCGAATATATTGACCAAACAGTAGCCTTTGTTAAAGGAATGAAGAAATAATAATGAATTACTATCGTAATATAAACAGGTCACTTAAAAGAATGGTGGAAGGTAAACCTTTTACTGTTAATAAAAAACTAAAAGAAGATAATGACAGTGAGCTTTTAGAACCCGTTAATTGGTATAAAGAATTGTTGGAAAGAATACTTGAAAACATTCAAGGTGATTGGTTTGATGTCGTTTTAATTGACAATGTTGTTTATACAATAGAAAGTGATTTTGATGTCTATGTTAATGAAAATGAAACTAAAAATATAGGTTTAGGTATTAATGGTATTTATCAGTTTAAAGGAAATAAAGTCATTTCACATATGCCTAAACTAGAAACCTTAGAAGATACAGACGAAATAGGTAAAAAACCTTTATCCTATTTTATTGAGCCTGGTAAAAATGATAAGTATGATTCAATAGGTGATTTTATTGATTGGTATGATTATTGGTTTGGAAGAAAGACATTCATGCTGGACAACGAGTTTATGGCTTACTTTGAAACTATAAAACCAGAGCTAGAAAGTCTTAGAGAATCTAATAATGACTTATTGGACACAAAAGTAAACTTTGTAATTAAAGGGAATAAGTATGTGTTGACAAAAGAGTTTAAAGAAGATATAATAGATATGTTATCTAAAAGTTCAGACTTTAGTAAGCACTTTTATAGCTTTAATTCTGGCTTCGATGATTTTAAAATAGAAGATTTAAAGCATCAGTTAGATAAAGAGTGGTCAATAAAATACCATAAGTTAGATGACAGGGATGAATATTTATTCAACAGACAAGATGGGTATGATTTTTCTTATGCATTTTATGTAGGAGATTCACTCATGGATTATGTGACTGCTGAGCTCGTTTATAATATTATGGGTGCACCATTAAATGAGAACAAAGAAAGTGATATAGATTTAGAGTCCCACGATATATCCTTAACAAAAAGGGGTGAAGATTATGTAGCCTCCCCAGGACTTAAGGGTCTTATGGTTTCTATTTTAGATGATGACACACCCGCAAGCCTTGAGGCTTTTAAAGACATGTCAAAATATTTTTTAAACATGGAAAGTTATATTGATGAAGACATTGATATGTATGTTGATAATATAGATAAAGAGTGGGTATTTAAACCAGGAAAGGGTATGACAAAAGAAGAAACAGACTATCTTTATGGGTTATGGATAGGTAATAAAAGAATTGACTGGGTTAAAGAGGATTTCTTAATGCAGTTTGTTTCACCAAAATCACTAACAGAAGAAAACGAAACAGAATTAGAAGCCACTTCTGTAGAAGATATAAAAAGGCAAATAGAAAATGAAGAGATATCCTATGAAGATTTAGGGGCTGAGCTCTTTACTACTTATTCTTCTTTACTCCCAACAGACATTTCTCAACTAATAGATTTATTAACTTCAAACTATGCTTTCCCTTCAGGAGATATTTCTAGTGCAGGAAAAGAATACCTTAAAAAATTACTTTTAGATAAGTATGATGAGTATGTAGAAAAAAACGGTCCAATTGAGTATAAAATGTATTCTTCTGATTTAGTGTTCCCAAGAGAGAAAAACATGAATGTTTCTGAACATTTTATCAAAGCCTGTTTTGATGATGAACTATTTTCTTTTTTTGATTATAATATGGGTGATGTAAACTTAGATAGTTTAGAAACCCAACTAGATGAAAAGAGTCTTCTTCAGCTATCTAAGCTTGGAATAACAAAAGAATTTATTAAAGATGTAATAGATGGTAAAGTAAACGAGGATGACCCAAATGCACCGTATGAAAATATATTAGAGAATGAACTTAGATATGCTGCCTCAGATGCTTATAGAGCAGGTTCAGAAAAAGATGCGATGGATAGTTTTATGTATTCATTCAATAGGGCCATGCCTAATGGGGTAACTTATACTTGGGGTGATGATAATCATGGAAGGTTTGCTCTTATCAAAATATCTAAAGATTTTATTGTAAGTAACTTAAATGATGTTCTTTATTCTTTTGAGTATCATACTAGTGTTTTTCATAATGCCATAGTCAATGCCTTTCAAGAAAAGTTTATAGAAGGTTTTCATATGAGAGAGCCTCGATACGGATTTAGTGGATTTGATAAGGAAGTGTTTAATGACACCTTTGTTACTGAAGGTATTCCAGAAATAGAAGATGCTATAGAAAAAGGCAAAAAATAACTAATTATAGCCAAATAACAAGGCTAAATTAAATAGAGGAGCATAAAATACATGAGAACTAACGCAAAAAGAATACTTGAAGCTAGAGCAGATAGAGACCGTTTTAAAGCTTGGGCAGGTGAAGACCTATTCAATCGCTTTTTAAAAATTAAAGAAAGACTGGAAAGTCCTATGAATGACATGACTTTTTGGACTTCTACCAGACAACCACGTAAAAAAGAAGAATTATTAGCTGTTATTGAAGAAACAGAGGAAGAAATTGAATCTAAAGAACAAGAAAAGAAGCTTATTCAAGACGGTGCTAAAATTCTTTTCCAAGATGATAAGTGGCTTGTTTATTCCATTAAGAACTTTGAAGCATGCCAAAAGTATGGTGCAGGAACCAAATGGTGCATTACTGGTAAAAATATGGACGGTGATGAAACTTATGGTAGAAGGTATTGGGACTCTTATACCAGAGATGGTAATGAGTTCTATTTCTTCCTAAAGAAAGGCTCTAATGAAAAGTTTGCTGTTATGATAGATGAAGGTGGTGAACATACTATATTTAACCCGGAAGATAGAGAAATTCCATTTATTCAAGATGCTCCTAAAGTTCAAGGATTACCCGACGTTTCACAAGATAATCCTAAATATGAAGAAGATGAAGAACAAGAAGACGAAGAACCAGCAGGTCCACCAGTTCCTCCTCCATTTAACTTAGAACCGGTTACTAACCCACAAGCTATGGAATTTACTTCTAGCTCTTTAGAAGATGCTTTAAGACAATTTGGTAATGCTGAGTTTGTTAGAACCTTAAAAGACGAAGGTGGTCAAACCCTTAGTGCTGTTAAGTTTGGTGATGGTAAGTTTACCCTGTTTGTCTTTAATGGCAGAGCAGGTGGTCCTTTAATGACTCAACGTGGTCCAGGACAATTTGCCCTTGTTGTATTCAATGATGTGGATACCCTTGTTAACTGGGCCCAACAAAACATTGGTAACATTCAAGTTCAAGACCAAGCTGCTGCTGACCAACCTCAAGCTCAAGAACAACCTGAAGGTGAACAAGAAGACTAAATATGTCAAAAACAGATGAAATAATTGAAGAATTGACAAAATTGGCAGAAATCTATCTTGAAAATGCTAAGATGGATGATGTTATATTAGACTGGGGAGATGGTTCAATAGACCTGGCTGATGTTTTAGAGATAATTACAGACAACGGCCTCTATGACTTAAACTTCACAGAAGAACAAACTAGTGACTTCCTAGCACTTATTTCTGCATTAAATCAAGAACAAGTGTCAATTGATGAGGCTAAATTAGGTAAGGAAACAAAAAAAGGAGACAATATTATGGAAAAAGAAATGGAAAAAGAAGTTAAACCAATGAAAGAAGAAAAAGAAGACGAAAAACTTTTAGCACACGTAAAAGCTGTTGCTAATTTAGTCGATTTTTTATTTCACGACTACGGTGCACCTTGGGAACAAATTCATGAGCTTTTAAAATCTGCAGGTTTAAGTGAAGAAGAAATTGCTGAATATGATTTGAGTGACTTAGAAGAAGGTAAGAAACCAGTAATGGAATCAAAGAAACCAATCAAAGAAGGTGTTAGACTTATTTATAACCCAAGAGATAAAAAAGAAGTTAAAGCAGAAGGAATACCAATGGGACCAGATGGAGAACCATTACCTGTTGATATTAAAGAAAGTAATACACATACTAAACTTAGATTATTCAAAGTTAAATAAAAAGTTGTATAATATATTGTATAGTATAATTCTATACGGAAGCTAGGAGATAATGTCTTGAGCGAAAACAAAAAGCCTGTTATTGATAATGAAATATTAAGCCGACTTTCTCCTAAAGAAAGAGAGTTGGCTCTTTCCATTTTAGAACAATACTCTAAAACAGGGGAAAGTGACATATTTAAAGGTCTTTTGGATGAGGATTATAAAGAATCTCCAGTTGATATCATTACCTTTATTTTGGATAATCGCTATTTAGGAAAAGCTTGGCATGACTCTGATGGAAAAGTTAAACTATATGACTATTGGAATAACAAAGTAAAAGAACTATTACCTGATGGTTATAGCACAGCAGTTAATAACCTAATCATCAGTGGTGCCCGTGGTCTTGGTAAATCTGAAATTGCGGTAGCTATTATGGCCTATTTGATGTATCGTGTAATGTGTATGAAGAATCCACAACAGCACTTTAGACTTAAACCTACTGAAAAGATTTGCTTTGCTTTTATGAACATTACCAAGATATTGGCAGAAGAAATCGGTATTAGTAAGTTTCAACATACTATTCAAATGAGTCCATGGTTTATGGAACGTGGTAGTATGTCACAAAGAAATAATGAACCATACTGGATGCCTCCTGAACCAGTTGATATTATTATTGGTTCTCAATCTAGCCATGTTATCGGTCAGCCTATCTTTGCAGCCTTCTTTGACGAAATCTCTTTTATTCGTAATCAAGATATAGATAAACAAAAAAGAATTGCTATTGATATGATTGATACTGCTATTGGTGGTATGAAGACTCGTTTCATTTATAAGGGAAAGAATCCCACCCTTCTTATCTTAGCATCATCCAAAAGAAGTGAAAAGTCCTTTCTTGAAGAACACATGAAGAGAAAGCTTAAGTCTGAACAAGAAAACGTCATGATTGTTGATGAGCCTGTTTGGAATGTTAAACCTAAAGGAACCTACAGCGATAAGACCTTTAAAGTGGCTTTAGGTAACAAATTCTTGCAATCTGCTGTTATACCTGATAATGATGACTTAAAGATTTGGAAGAGCAAAGGATATAAGATTCTAGATGTCCCTATTGACTTTAGAGCAAACTTCATGGATGACATAGATAGAGCCATGTGTGACTATGCTGGTATATCTTCTAGTGAAATCAGTAAGTATATTAGTGGTGTAGCTGTTAATGAAGTTATTTCACAAAACATTAACAATCCCTTTACAAAAGAAATACTTGAAGTTGGTAATGCCACAGAAGACACTATTCAATATAAAGACTTCTTTGATATAAACAAGATACCCTCAGAAATGAAAAGTAAGCCTTTGTTTGTTCATTTAGATATGTCTGTGAGTGGTGACATGACAGGTATTGCTGGAGTGTGGATTAAAGGCAAGAAGACCTCAACCCAAGAGAACCAGTCAAAAGACCTATTCTACTCCTTAGCCTTCAGCGTAAGCATAAAAGCACCTAAAGGCAGGCAGATAAGTTTTGAAAAGAATAGAAACTTTATCTACTGGTTAAAAGAGCAAGGATTTAATATAAAGGGCATTAGTTCTGATACCTATCAATCCTATGATACAGGTCAAACCTTAAAGGCTAGAGGATTCCCTTATGAGGTAATCTCTGTGGATAAGGTGGATACGGACAGAATATCTAAACCGTATCAATATCTAAAATCAACTATCTATGAAAAGAGAATAGAGATGTATGATTCTAAGAACCTCGTAGAAGAATTAATAGACTTAGAAAGAAACATCAATACAGGTAAGGTAGACCACCCAGATGGTGGTAAGAAGGACGTGGCTGACGCATTGTGTGGGGCAGTATATAACGCTAGTAGACTTGCAGAGCAGTTTGCCTTCGAGTGGGGTGAAAGCCTTGATACTATAAGAGATACAAACATTATGGTGTCAGATGCAGCCCTAAAACAACAAATTGTGGTAGAATTTGAGGAGGAATTGAAGAAAACATTCAATAAAAACATACCAGTGGCACCACCACAGGGTAATCAGCAAAAGAAAGGGCCATCATCTGTGCCTCTGATAAAAGATGGAATTATCATTTGGTAGGCAAATAAACATGGCTAAATTATATGATATATAAAAATAATATAACAGAACAGGAGATTATATTAAATGGCAGAAAACAATAACAAAAACCCGTTGGTAGGAACACAGATAACAGCTGTGCCCCTTCAACAACCAGAAATTGGTATTGATACCAACAACACACTAACAACAAATATTGTTAGTCAAGCAATCAACTCTAACGTAGATATTTCTAAGTTAGAAGGTTTTTCCACTGTTGCACAAACAAGAGAACAAATCTATCAAATGATTGACACGATGGCTCAAGACCCAATCTTAGCATCTTACTTAAGAACCATTTCTGAAGATGCGGTAGAAACAAATGATGCCGGTAGAGTTATCTGGTGTGAATCAGATGATGCTAAAGTAGCTAAATACGTTACCTATCTTTTAGATTCTATGAACGTTGATAAGAATGCTTTCTCTTGGATGCACTCTTTAACTAAATATGGTGATTTGTATTTAAGACTGTATAGACAATCTGACTATGAAAAAGATGCTTTATTTGGTGAAGAGGCTGCAAACAAAAAAGAATCTCTTAATGAGTCTATGGAAGAACCCCTACCTTTACAAGAAAGTATTAAAAAAGATGAGCTTTTAAAAGAGGCTGTTAACATTGTTGTTCATGATAAAGATGACCATTATGTTAATTATGTTGAAGCTATTCCAAATCCTGGTGAAATGTTTGAATTGACCAAGTTCGGTAAAACGATGGGTTATATCAAAGCCCCTGTTTCAGCTCAAGCAGTTAAACGTGACTTTATGAATTACTCCTATATGCAATATAAGATGAAGAAGAAAGACGTGGAAGTTTATTCTGCTACGGACTTTATCCATGCGTGTTTAGAAGACAGTTCTAATCGTTCTCCTGAAGAAGTTGATATCTTCTTAGAGGATGATATGGAAGGTAAGTCAGACAAAAAAGTACATACATATAAAGTTAAACGTGGACAATCTGAACTGTCCAGTGTCTTTAAAATTTGGAGACAGCTATCTTTACTCGAAAACAGTGCTTTATTAAACCGTATTACAAAATCTAGCGTTGTTCGTATGATTTCTGTTGAAGTCGGTGATATGCCTAAAGAACAAGTTGGTGCTCACTTACAATCTATTAAATCTTTAATGGAACAAAAAACAGCACTTAAGACAGGTGAATCGATGCAAGAATATACTAACCCAGGTCCTATTGAAAATAACATTTATATTCCTACTCACGGTGGTGTTGGTGCGATAGCTGCTTCTGCTGTTGGTGGGGACTTTGACCCTAAACAACTATCAGACGTTTCTTATTTCCAAAACAAATTGTTTGGTGCCTTAGGTGTTCCTAAAGCTTTCTTTGGTATTACTGATGATGGTGCAGGTTTCAATGGTGGTACCTCACTTGCTATTCAATCTAGCCGTTATGCTAAATCAGTCAAGAGACTTCAAAATACTCTCAGCCAAGCTATCACAGATTTAATTAACTTAATGTTATTAGACAGAGGCCTCGTTAAATATATTAACAAATTCACAATCAGAATGCAAGCCCCTGTTACACAAGAAGAATTAGACCGTCGTGACAATAAGAGAAACAAGGTTGGTGTCATTAATGATATCATGCAACAACTTGGTGAAATTCAAAACCCAGTTATCAAGCTCAAGATACTTAAATCACTCCTTGCTGACTCATTAACAGACGTGAGTGTAATTGAGTTACTACAACAACAAATTGATGAGCTTGAAAAGGCAGGAGTTACAGAGGGTTCTCCAGAAGAAGAAAAACCAGAGCCTCAGTTATCTACACCAGTAGAAACTCCGGCACCTGAAGAACAACCAGCACCTGAAGAAACTCCAGAAGAAGAACCAGCACCTGAAGAAATTGCCCCAGCTGAAGGCGAAGAGTCATACTTACCAAGTCCAGAAGAGCTTGGGGTAGACTTAACACAAAATAAATAAAAGAAAGAGAAGGTAAATAGCAATGCTTAAAACAAGTGATTTAATTCTATTACTCACGGAATTAGAAGAAAAAGGTGTAGAAGGTGCCTCCCAACAATTGAGACAATTAGCAACTAAAGGTGAAATATCCTTAGAAGTTTTAAGGTTTATTAACGGAAAAAGAATTTTAGATGTGGCAAAATTCTATGAACAAATTAGAAAAAGCTACAACGCTAAAAAGAGTTCTTTATACATAAACCTTGTAAGAGAAGAAGTTAAAGACCCTAAAGATATGTTAACAACCCTTGCAAGTCTTAACCTACAAATCTTGTTGTTTGCCAAACATTTAAATAGCCCTCAGATGTTTTTATCCCACAGCAGGGCAGAAGAGATTACACGGGTATTAAATAATTATTATAGAACTTATGACTTAAAGCCTGTGATTGCATTACGTTCTTTAATTAAGGCTGATTTAAAGTCTTTTGAGAGTATTAAAAAATAAGTATGGTTACAAAGGTAATAGGAATCATTTCTTGGTTACCGTCTGATGGGACTAGAAAAACCAGACAGGATAGACTTGAAAATCTTCTTGTTCAGTGTGATAAGCTGTTTAATCTTCCTATTATGATTATAGCCCAGAACTGGGACTCAAGTGTTAAAACCACTTCAAACTGTGTAATTTATGAATATAATAAACTTGGTATAACAGGGGCAAGAAAGAAGCTTAGGGAAAAGTTCTTAGAGTCTAACTATGATTATATTATCATGTTAGATGATGATTGTCAACTAGTAGGAAAGAAAGAAGATGCAGATAAGTATTTAAAGCAAATAGATGAAAAAAATGGTTTAATAGGAATATTTAAAGGAACTCTGTTAAAGTTATTTGCGATGCCTAAAACATTAATGGGATTAGTATCCTATGAAGATATTGAGGCAGAAAAAGGTCAGGGATTTGAAGATATGGTCTTTGTTGAAACTTGTAAAAAGAAGTTTCCAAGTAAATACTTCATGTTTGTAAGACACGGATTAGATGAAAAGAGCGATAGTGGTAATGATAAGTTTTCAACCTGGTGGAAAGGTCAATACGTCAAAAAAGAGATGGGTGACCGTTCTCGCAAAATAATCAAGGATTTTAAAGGCTAAATTATATAGGAGAAAGGAGAAAAGATATGAAAAAAGTATTGCACAGAATTGGCTTGTTCTTAAAACACATTCTAGCATTCTTTGTTGACTTACTCTTCCCAGTCTTGGACTTATTGGAAGCTGTTTTATTAGTTGTTCCAGTCCCCCAAGCTAAGAAGATTGTCGACGGATTAGAAAAGCTTGAATTACAATTAATCCATTGGGTTAATGTGTTAAAAGAAGTCAAGGGTGTTGTTGAACAAACTCACGATAAGTTAGTTAAGTAATTTATAATCAAAAATCAAGGGACTTAATCATAGTTCCTTTTTTTGTTGGAAACATCAATTATTGTCATTTTATACTGCTAAATTAAATGAATAATAAAAATAGGAGATTTTTTATGCAAACAAACTTAGAAGCAATAAAATTAATGAACTCTGCTGATTTTGACGAAGCTGTCAAAGAAAAGCCTATGGCAGTAGCCCCAAAAGCTACAACTGCTTTAGCTCAAGGTGGAGAAGATATAAATCAAAAGATAGTTAGTAAAATTGCTTCTTTGGCTAAAGCTGTCAGTGATGAATTCGGCTTAGACCAAAAGGCAGTTATGGAAGATATCATTAAAGACCTCCGTATTGCTGGTGGTGAAGAAATCATTGATGTAATTAAAGGCGATACTCCTATTGAACAAATTACAAAAGAAATGGCTACAGCCGCTAAAGACATTGGAATGGATTCTAATCTGGCCTTAAATGCTTTATTAAAGATGAACGAAAAAGACTATGTAGAAGCTTTCAGACAATTCATTAGCAGAAACCGTGGTCAATTACCAAATTTCGGTGGTGCTGGAAGAATTGGTAATCGTCAACGTCCTGCTGGTGCTTTGCCTAACATGCCCGAAAGTATCATGGAAAGTTTGGCCCAACGTGTTCTATTAGATGAAGGTTTAAACGACATTCATGCACAATACTACTCAGACATTAAACGTGACCAATTTGATAAGCTTATTGCTTTAGACCCCACATTCCAAGCAGACCAAGATAAGCTTGGTACTTACGGTAAGTGGATTCTTAACACCTTTAAACAAAAAAGATTAAAGGGAGCTGATTTAGGAAGAGTTAATGAAATCCTCTTTGACTTTAACGATAGAAAACGTTTTATTAATCCACCCGAAATGAGAGACATTAATAGATATAAAACAATTGATGAAATTCGTACGGCTTTGGATAATATCCAATTAACAGCTAACCAAGTTGCAAAACAAGCAAGAAAAGCTAAACAACACGCTGACCTTGGAGAAGAAGCAGAATTCATTGGTGAAAATGACAAATGGGAAATTTGGTCACCAAAGACTTATGCAGCAAGTTGCAAGTTAGGTTCAGGTACCCGTTGGTGCACAGCCTCAACTTCTTATCAAGGTTACTATGACAGCTATACCAAGTCAGGTAAGCTTTACATATTCTATCCTAAATCTGGTGATGTTACAAAGAAGTTCCAAGCCCACGTTAAGAATGGTATTGAAGTTACAACCTTCATGGATGCTGATGATAGACCAAGTATTGAGTTTGCTACCTTTATCCACCAAGAAGGGTTATTACCAGCACTCAAAGCTTCTGAATTAAAGAACGTGGATGCTATCACTGATGTGGAAAACATGGAAAGATTAGCCAAAGGTGAACCTTACATGTATGCTGGTGGTAGAGTTAAAGCCTCATTCGCTCCAATTATTAAGATTGTTAGATTTGTTCCTGATTATAATAAAGCTGAAATCCCAGGATTTGCTTTCAAAGGTTGCTCAAATATGGAAGAAATCTATGTTCCTGAAGTAGTTACCTCAATTGGTGTTAGAGCCTTTGAAGGATGTGAAAAAGTTACCATATTTACTCCAAAACATAAGATTAAATGCTATCCAAGCGATTTAGAGTTTTTAAAGGAAAGAATTAAATACGTAGATAAAATATAGTAATGAAAAAGACACAATTAGTTAAAGCTACATCTAAAACACTAAAAAACCAATATTTCGTGATTTTTGCATGCTAAATTAGTTGAAGAATAGAAAAGATGTTTATTTTACTTACAAAAAACTAAAAGAGGGATAAATAAATGATAGAAAGTTTAAAAAAGAACGAAACATTCCAATATCAAAAACTTACGCCAGAAGAAATGGCTAAGAAAGGTATTTTGGGTCGTTTAGTTGGCCCTTGTGCTGACTTTATTAATCCTACTCGTAATGGTAGAAAGTATACAGAAGAATTATGGGAAAATGTCTTTAAAGACCCACTCATTCAAGAAAAGATTAAAAACGGTGTGTGCTTTGGTGAATTAGGACATCCAACCGATAGAACAGAAACAGACATGACAAAAATTGCTGTTTCATTAAGAGAAGCCCCAAAGAAAAACGATAAAGGACAACTAGTAGCTTACTTTGATATCTTAGACACTCCTAACGGTAGAATCTTAAAAACTCTTTGTGATTACGGTTCCACGATTGGTATCAGTTCCAGAGGTACTGGAGACGTTATAGAAGATAAGAATGGTAATGAGATGGTTGACCCCAATACATATGAGTTTGAATGCTGGGACGTTGTATTAATCCCCGCTGTGGAAACCGCTAGATTACAATATGTAACAGAGTCGCTTGATTCAGGAAAGAAAGACCTTAAAATGGCTCTCAATGAATCCTTAGAAAAAGCTACTGCTGAAGAAAGAAAGGTTATGGAAAATACCTTAAAAGAGCTCAATATCGAAGTTGAGCAACCCAAAGTTGGTTCTACTCCTGAAAAGGATGAGAATATAGCCGCTAAAGTAGAAGAGGGAATTAAAACCCCTCAACAAGCTGTTGAGAAGAAAGAAGAAGCCACTGTTAGTGGGTCTGATGAACTAATCAAGAGTTTGCAAGAAGCCCTAAAGGCAAAAGTAAGTCTAGAAGCACAAGTGAAGTCACTTCAAGAACAACTGGCAGTTAATGATATTAAGGTTGGTAAGGTTAGTGAAGAGCTTGGCAAATACAAAGATGCCATAGCGAGACTCTCATCTACAGTTGCTGAAAAGAAGAAATTGCAAGATAAAGTTTCAACTTTAGAAGAAGAACTAAAGAGAAAAGATGAAGCTATTACTGCTCAGAAACAAAGACTTTCTAGATTAGTAGAAGCTACCAAGGTTGATACAAAACCTGCTCAAGCCCTTACAGAAGCTGTTGCTTCTAAAGATGGTGAGATTGCCAAGTTAAATGAAAGTTTGACAAAGCAAAAGGCTGCACACGAAGCTGAAATAGTTAAGCTAAACGAAAGCATTAAAGCTTTGAAAACATCTGCTGAATCGAAAGAAAAAGAAGGTGTTAAAAAAATTGAAAGACTCGAGAATTTAAAAGAAAGCTATAAGAAGCTGGCTAACGAAACTGTTTCACACTATATTAAATCCAAAGCAGAAATGTTAGGGGTTAAAGAAGAGGAAATCAAGAACAGATTGCCAGAGTCATATACTATCGAAGATATCGATTCCATCTGTGAAGAACTACAATCTTATGAGCTGAACATAAGCAAGTTGCCATTCAGCATTGACAGAAAAGTCAAAGTTAAAGTCCGTGAGTCCAAGAACGAGAACCTACCAGTTGACAAAGTCGTCGACGATGACGTGGATTCTTCATTACTGAACTTAGCAGGAATTAATAAGTAAAAAAATCAAATATATTAAATCAAGGAGATTTATAATCGTATGGCTAGTTTATTAGAAACATACTCCAAACGCTTAGCGGTTAGTGAATCTGTCTTCGCAAAAGCTCATGAAGGTGCGACTTTAGACAATCATCGTAAGATGGCTGTTGCTATGGTCTTAAATAACACCAATCGCTTTTTGAACGAAGCATTCGCTAGCTCCGTTGGTACCCAACGTGCTGACTTAGGAGAATTTAAAAAGTTTACGCTCAATCTTACAACTGTTGCCTTGCCTAACCTCATCGCAATGGATTTAGTTATCGTTCAACCGATGGCTTCTATCAGCGGGTTCATCACTTATGTGAAGTATACCTCTGGTACGACAAAAGGTGAAACACAACAAGGTGATGTCTTCAACGAACCTTTCAAATTAGGTGCTGTTGACAAAAACTGGACATCGTCTGCGATTGTTGAACCAGTCACTGTTGAAGATTCTGAAGGTCTTGAAGTTACCTTAGCCTGGACACCTGTTATTGCTAACGCATTCGGTCCTGGCCAAACTGTCAAGTTTATTCCTGCTGCTGGTTCGCCTATTTCTTACTTAACCGTCACTGATGGTAAAGTGTTAGTGCCTTCCACTGGTAAAATTGCCTATATGTATAACAACGAAGTGATTCCTCAAGTTGCATTACCAACGGTCAATGCCAAAATCGAATCTATCGCTCTTGTTGCTAAAGCACGTCGTGTTGCGGTGTACTACTCGCAAATCGCTGCGTTCCAAGCCAAGACTGACTATGGTTTCGACTTAGGTGACCAATTAGCTGAAAAAGCTGTTGGCCAATTGGCTTATGAAATCGACACGGAAATTACTGACTTACTCATTGCCCAAGCCGAAGTTTCTTCCTTGTTAACCTTTAACAAGACAGTCCCAACTGGTGTTTCAAAAGCTGAACACTTTGAAGGATTTGTGGAAATCATCGAAATTGGTCGTCAATTGATTTATGACAAAACAAAGAGATTTGCTCCTAACTATATGTTAATTGCAAGTAACATCCTCCCAATCTTGTCATTCATTAAAGGATTCAAAGCTGCCCCTGCTGGCAAGATTAATGGTCCTTACTTAGCTGGTACCTTAAATGGTCTTAAAGTCTTCGTCACTCCTAACATCGGTGCCGGTAAATTCGTGCTCGGTGTCAACGGTGATGACATGATGTCCAGTGCTGCTGTCTATGCTCCGTATATGGCTGTCGTTCCGACACAATTACTCGGTTATGCTGACGGTGGTATGAACCAAGGTTTCTCCACGCTCTATGCGTTGGAAATGCTCAACCAAGACTTGCTCGTAGCAGGTGAAGTTGTTGCGTTACCACAAGTGGTTCAAGCCGAACTTGTTTCTTAATCTTTAAGTTAACAAGTAGCCTTAAAAAGCTAACTAGACTCCTCTTAATCGGGGAGTCTTTTTATTTTAGTATTTTAAGGTATTCTTCTTTTGTTTAAACTTGCTAAATTATGTGAGGAAAACGTAATGAAAATAGTTGTGTTAAGTTGTGATAAAAACAAAGATTTATTTGAACCATTTTATCATTGCTTAGAAAAGTATTGGCCAAACCACCCAGAAGTGATATATTCTACGGAATCTGTGATTAACTCTTTTTACAAAACAATCCCTTTAAATTTTGATATTGAACATTGGACAGATAGGGTAAGGGAAACTGTTAAACAAATAAATGATGACTATATTCTTTTTATGGTTGATGATGTGTTTATTAGAGAAAAGGTAGACAACGATAAAGTCTTATCCTTATGTAAGTATCTAACAGGTAACTATGCTAATATAAACTTGCAGCTTAATGGTGATAAAAAAGCTATACCTATATCGGATGAATTATTAGAAAGAAGCCCCGGTAAATGGAACCTTGCCTGTATGTGTACTTTATGGCAAAAAAATGCTATGTTAGATTTATTTGATTATAGTACAAACCCCTGGAAGTTTGAAGAAAACAATTATATTAAGGATTACAAGTTTTTAATTAGTAAAACAGGCAGTGTCATTAATTGGGGTAGAAAGTCTAATAAACAATGGCACTGGGGCCTCATGCGTGGTAAGTGGGTTATTGAATGTGTTAAGTTTTTTATACAAGAAGGATTAGACAAAGACATTGATTTTTCTAAAAGAGGAATTTGGTATCCAGAATCTCCCTATCAATTTATGCAGTTAGCTGGAGATTGTTCATGTATGGGTTATCTCGGTGTTAATAGATTACGTGGGCCTGTTGACAATGTTTTAACCAAAGGACCTTTATGTATTAAAGCATTATTAGATGACAAGTATTACGAACATATTGTAACGTCTAAACCAAATCTATCCCCACACAAAATGACATTTAAGGGTGATTCTGATACTACTTATGATTATGATATAGTTCAAATAGTTCATAATAAAGCAACTGACATTAACTATCAAAACGAACTAAAAGCAAGGTGTGTTCTATTTAAAGACTTCTATAAAAAAGTATTAACTGAAAAGAACTATTACTTTACTATTAACTTTAACTCTTTGGATTTAGATTCTAACAATAAAGAGCTAAACAACAATATTGAAAAAATCATTAAAACCTTAATAGAATATGGTATACTAAATAGGGTAGTTTTTGTTGGTATTAAGGCCATCAGTAAGGGTTACGGGGATAAACACCCTGATAACATAAACTATTATAAGAAACAATATAACATTAAATATGTTGAAATAGTAAATAATGATATATGGAATCCTTCTGAAATAGAAAGGTGCCATAATCAATTTCTAACTCAATTTAAAAAGTTATAATGTTGACAGGGGTGAACGTCTGTCTACCATATTATACAACTTTTAAGAAAGAAAAAGAAAAAATCCTTAACAATCCTTAAAAGAATAAAGAAAGAATATATATATATATATATATATATAAGAAAACACATAACCTTATTTTAGTTGTATAATATGTTAGGTGAACACTGTTTTTTTGTGCTAAATTATATGAATTATTGTAAGGTAAGGTGAAAAATGTCAAAAGTAATAGGTATTATTAGCTATTTTCCAGGTAAACAACCCGATAGAGACCTAAGGATAAATAGGTTTAACTCTCTTTTATCTACTTTGGACTGGCTTTTCCCTGGGATACCTATTATGGTTGTTGCTCAAAACTGGGGGGATTATAAGCCACCTAGAGAAATGATTATACATAAGTTTAGTAAATTGGGAATACTCAATGCTAGAAAAACACTAAGAAAGCTGTTTTTAGATTCAACCTATGAAAATATGATTACTATGGATGATGATGTTATTATATCGGGGGAATCTGGAAAAGAGTTTTTGAGGCAAATAGATAATAAACCTAATAGTATGGGTGTATTTTGTTGGGAGCACTCACAGTTAAATCTTTTATACATTTCTAAACACATATACTCTAAGGTAGACCTACCAAATGTTGACCCTGAAAAAGACCAAGGTTTTGAAGATGTTGTTTTTGTTCATACGTGCAAACAGTTATTCCCTGATAGGGTGTTCACATTCACTAGCACGGGATTAACAGAAACAAGCTTTCGTTATACTGGTGAAAACAAAGTCCCATCCACTTGGGCTATAGGTAATCATGACTGGAAGGCATTAAGGGCAAACACAAAACAAATAAGAGAAAACTTAGAAAAAAACATTCCTTTAAATGCAGCCTTATCATCTGTAATTAAGCCGATAAAAATAAGTGACAAAATAGATATAGTGGTTCCTTATGTAGACTCTTCTGACACTGCTTGGCAAGAGCTTTATAATAAATATGCTCCCAAAGATGTTCGTGAGGACTCAAACGGAAAACAAAGATTTAGAAAGAATGAATTGTTTAGATATTGGTTTAGAGGTGTTGAAACTTATGCACCTTGGATTAACAATATTTTTTTACTGGTTCAAAGCACAAGTCAAGTTCCAACTTGGGTATTAAAAACAGATAGGGTTAAAATTATAACTCACGACCAATTTATTCCTGTAGAGCACCTACCGATTTTTAGTAGTCAAGTTATTGAGATGTTTCTTCACAAAATACCTGGTTTAAGTGAAAAGTTTATATACTCTAATGACGATATATACTTTATAGGCTCAGTATCTCCAGAAGACTATTTTACCAAAGACGGTGTTAGAACTGACTTTAAGGTATCAAGTGGTGTTAACGAACCCATGCCATTATGGAAACAAGCCATAGTTAATAGTGGCCTCCTTGTTAATAAAGAAGAAACAGAAAAACTTTTTTCCCAAAACAGTTATATTACACCCATGCATGTAAATAGGCCATACCTTAAATCAAAATTAGAGGAAGTTTATAATTTACATGAAAAAGAAATACTTGAATCTATAACAAGGTTTAGAGAGAAAAAGAACTTTACTGTCTATATTTATGATTTTTATATGAAAAATCTTGGGTTAGTTACAAAAAAATCTTATTTTCACCACCATTTTTCTAATAAAACACCCATTACCCTTATTGCAAACTGCATGGCCAATCCCCATATCAACAAGGTTATGTGTTTGAATGATGCTTTAGAGGAAACAAATAAGGTTTGGGATAATCAAATAAAACAAAAGTTTTTAGACAAATACCCTAAAAAATCACAGTTTGAGGTATAATCTACTTGCTAAATTATATGTGATAGCGTATAATTAAACCATAAAGGAGAAGCATATGATACGAAGAAAGAATTCCACAGGATTCGATATTAACGTAGAGTTTAAGTTTAAAGACAAAACATTTACAGAATTAATAGACATCCCTTTTGAAGTTTTTATAGAAGCATTTCGTCAATATGCTGACTATAAAGATGTTACTATTGATGCAAAAGACACAAGAATATGGAACCTGCTTATTGACTTGGGTGCCCTTGAAAACCTTGCCGAACAAGAAGGCTTTTTAGCTATAGCTAAAGAACTTTATCTTAAGAGTGCTTATTATGAAGAGGATTTAGAAAGCTGGACTGAAGATATGCAGGATGATTTTGATTTTGAAAACAAGCTAGGAAAATACACACCAGAAAAGGGTGATGGAGATAAGTAATGAGATTAACCCCAGAAGAGGTTGTTGAACTTAATCGTTATCTTTTTAATGCTTTACAGCAAAAAGGTTTTGACGTTAAGTTAAGCACTAAGTCTGGGTATATTAAAAGTGTTTCTAAGTTTGGGGTTAACTCCCTTCCAGGTATTTGCCACAGCTATGTTGACGGTAAACAAGAATACAGTTATATGTGCTTGACTGCCGGAACAGTTGACCCATCTGACCTCGGCCATTACTGTCTTAAAGAAACAGATTGTGCTCTTGTTAAGTATTCTGAATCTAAACCAGTAAAGATAGACATTAGAAACTACAGAAGAGTCATTGATGCTTTTGTTAAAGACCTAGATGATACTTATACTAAATATGTTAAAGGTAAAGTAAAACTTGAAAGTAAGTCTGCTACCCGTGTTAAGATTAAATCTACTGGAGATGTGTTTGAAGGTAAAGAAGGTGTACTAGAAGAAGAGAAGGGTGATACCCTAACTGTTCTAGTAAACTTTGATGATAAAGGACGTAAGGTAAGACAATACTTCAAAAAAGAGAACGTAGAGTATATAAAGTCTGAAACTTTATTAGAAGATGTGCAAAAAGAAACAGGTGTGGATATAGAAATTCTTGAGCCTACATTTTATTATCCATCTCAAGAGGAGATGATTAAAGACCCCTCTTATTTTATTGCCCCAGAACAAAGAAAAGGTTTAACGGATGAGGTTACATTTGTTAAAGAATCATTTACTAAAATAGTGGTTGAAGAAGGTACTAAGTCTATACCAGGTCTTGCATTTGATATGTTTACAAACGTTGAAGATATTATTTTACCAGAATCTCTAGAATCCTTTGGTCAATCAGCTTTTAGTGGCTGTATTTCCCTTAAATCAATAAATATACCTTCTAAAATTAAAGATATACCTGAACGTGCATTTACAGAATGTATTGCTTTAAAATCTGTAAACTTCCCAAAAACACTAGAAAAAATAGCGAACAGAGCATTTTATAGATGTAATTCTCTTGAGTCAATAACACTCCCAGATTCTCTAAAATATTTAGATGACTATGCTTTTGAGGCATGCTTTAAACTTAAAACCATAAAATGGAGAGGGAAGGAGTATGCTAAACACGACTTCTGGCAAATGTGGGAACTAAGAGATGAAACTCTTAATGAAGAAGGGGGAGACGTTGATTTAGAAGTTATTCC